AGCGTGTCGGCGCGTGAGCCGATGGGGCCGATTTGCAGGACAGGCCGCTCGCCGACCGTCAGTAGATCCGTGCCGTCTGGTGCTTTCAGTTTCGCGCCACCGAGGTTCGCGCCACGGAGGTCCGCGCTGCGGAGGTACGCGCCACCGAGGTTCGCGCCACGGAGGTCCGCGTCACGGAGGTCCGCGCCACGGAGGTCCGCGCCACCGAGGTCCGCGTCACGGAGGTACGCGCCACGGAGGTCCACGTCACTGAGGTCCACGCCCTTCTCAACTGCAATCTGCACAGCGAACTTGAAGCGCCATCGCTCGTCCGTGTCGTCAGGGATTTCAGCCGTAAACAGGACGGCTGCGGTGTAGCGGTGTTTGATTTGGATCTGCATCACCAGTTCTCCTCTTCGATCGGCTCGCCATACGTTTCGTAGCTCGGGTCGGTGAGCACATCAGCGCGAAACTTCGAGAGCTTCGCCGTTTGGCATTTCGCGCAGACGCGAGCGAGCGGAATGCCGCGTGCGTCGTACTCGATCCATGATTCGGATCGTTGGCAGAGGTGGTTGCGCAGATCGCTCATCTCGTCCCCGTCTGTTGGTGGCTGAAGGCGAAACAATAACGCAATCTAAACTTGCTTGCAATAAATACTTGCACGCTGTAGATTGCGTCACATGGTCAAATCAAATCCAGTAGTTCGAGCGATACAGAAAGCAGGCGGCCGTCGTCAGCTTGCTGAAAAGGTTGGCGTCACGAGGCAGGCGGTTGAACAGTGGATCGATGCGGGCGTTGTCCCGCCCGGTTCGGTGATCGCGGTCTATGACATAACTGCAATCTCACCCCATGAACTGAATCCAATTGCTTACCCTCGGCGGATTCTTTCGGAGTCGGCGTTATGAGCCTCGCAGTTGCCGGGTATGAATCATTCCTTCACGGTAAGGCGCCATTTGCCGATCTGATTGGCATTGAGCCTACCGCAATCAATCCACAACTATTCCAATTTCAACGCGATTGCGTTGACTTCCTGTTGCGCGCTGGGCGTGGCGGTCTGTTCCTCGATACCGGGCTTGGTAAGACGTTGTGCCAGCTAGAGTGGTGCCGACAAGCAATCGAGCATTCCAATGGGCGCGGACTGATCATGACGCCGTTGGCGGTGGCGCAACAGATTGCCCGCGAAGGGCGGCATTTCGGCTATGACGTGCGGGTGATCCGCGACCAGTCCGAAGCGCGCGAGGGGATCAACGTCTGCAACTATGATCGACTCGACAAGCTCGATACAGATTGGTTCGGCGCGGTGAGCCTTGATGAATCGTCGATTCTCAAATCGTTCGCGGGCAAGACGACGCGCGCCTTAATTCAATCGTTCTCGCAGCATCGGTTCAAATTGTCGGCATCGGCAACGCCCGCTCCAAATGACCACATGGAGCTTGGCAACCACGCCGAGTTCTGCGGGGTGATGCAATCGAACGAAATGCTATCGCGATTCTTTATCAATGATACGTCGAAGGCATCGCAAGAATGGCGGCTCAAGCGTCATGGAGTACAGGCGTTCTGGGATTGGATGGCGTCATGGTGTCGCATGGCGCAGATGCCATCGGACCTTGGATACTCCGACGATGCGTTCGTTTTGCCGCCGCTCGATGTTCACGTTCACCACGCTGACCAAGCGCCGATCAAGGGCGATGACCTGTTCGGCACGGGTGCTGTATCGGCAACGAACATGCACGATATAAAGCGGCAGACGGCAGAATCGCGGGCGTTGATTGCTGCGGAGTTGGTCACCAGCGACTCGAATCCGTGGGCGATCTGGGTTGATACGGATTACGAAGCCGATGCGGTCTGGAAGGCATTGGATGGCATAGATGGTGTCGTCGAGGTGCGCGGCAGCATGTCAGCCGATCAGAAGGAGGCGGGCATCATCGGATTCTCCGATGGGTCGAAGCGCATCATCATCACGAAGTCATCGATCTGTGGATTCGGGCTGAACTGGCAGCACTGTGCGGATACCGTATTCGTCGGTCGGACGTTCAGCTATGAGTCGTGGTATCAGGCCGTGCGGCGGTTGTGGAGGTTCGGCCAGGATCAGCCTGTCGATGTACACATCGTCGTCGCTCAGGGTGAGGAGTCAATCGCGAGAGTGATCGATCGGAAGGCAGATGATCATCAGGGAATGAAAGCCGCGATGCGCGATTCGATGCGGCGCAATTTGGGCAAATCGAGTGCGGTTCGCGTTGCCTACAATCCAACATACGAGGGGACGTTTCCATCATGGTTGCACAGCAAATGAAATGCCTGAACGAAAAGCATGGCGATGGATGGGCTGCGTACAACGGCGATTGCGTAGACGTGCTGGCCCAGATGCCAGATAACAGCATCGACTTCAGTGTGTACTCGCCGCCGTTCGGATCGTTGTTTGTTTACTCGGACTCGGCTGCAGATATGGGCAACAGTTCGACCGATGGAGAGTTTGCAGAGCACTACGCATACATGGTGCGGGAGAAATTGCGCGTGACTCGGCCAGGTCGCGTGACCGCAGTCCATTGCTCAGACCTGCCGATGACGAAGTGGAAAGATGGCGCGGTGGGAATCAAAGACTTCAGCGGTGACATCATCCGCATACATCAGGAGGCGGGCTGGATCTATCACAGCCGGCGCACGATCTGGCGCTGCCCCGTTGTCGAGATGACGCGAACGAAACACGTCGGCTTGCTTTACAAGCAGCTGCGCAAAGACTCCACCAAGTCGCGTGGTGGAATGCCTGACTACCTGCTGACCTTCATCAAACCGGGCGATAACGAGTTCCTGGTGTCGCATACGCCGGAGGAGTTCCCGCTATCTCAGTGGCAAGAATGGGCTAGTCCAGTTTGGATGAATGTCGATCAGACAAACGTCATGAAGGTACGCGGGACAAAGGATAACGAGGACGAACGTCACTTGTGCCCGCTGCAGCTCGATGTGATCGAGCGCGCGTTGGTGATGTGGTCTAACGAAGGCGACGTGGTGCTGTCGCCGTTTATGGGAATCGGATCGGAGGGATTCATGACCCTGAAATCGCGGCGCAAGTTTGTTGGCATTGAGTTGAAAGAAACGTATTGGCGTCAGGCGTGCCAACATTTAGAGGGGGCCGCTAACCAGGGCGATCTGTTGGTGGCGCTATGAGCCACGGCGAATCCCATTACGCTGCAAAGCTCAAAGCCGTTGATGTCGAAATGATTCGCGAGTTAGCTGACGAGCGCCGTGTGCTACTCGACAAAGCGAAGGCGATCAGTAACGCGGCGCTCGCAGAGAAGTTTGACGTAAGCAAGTCTGCTATCGAAAGCGTTATCAATTTCAGGCGGTGGAAGCGCGGTGTATAGCGATGTCAGCGAGGAAGTGGGGGTGAGTATTGTATTGCGCGAGGAGGGGGTGTAAAAATGGAAGCGCCGGGAGCTTTGACGAGCTTTACGGTTCGATGTATCGGGCATCTACACCAACCGGCATACCTGCCAGTTTACGCCCCCCTCGAATCGTCCTCAATACGCTCTGCTAGTCGGTCGCATCGTGAACCGCACGGCACCAAAACGACACGACAAATCCAAGCTCTGACTAACCCCGTCAACTTGGTCGGTGGGCTCTACGGAGCAGGCCAAACGTGCGGAAGCGGATAAGGGCCTAGGCCACCGTGTAGGGGGTTGGCTAACTTGGAGAAGTGTCGATGGGCTTGCGATTCGATTACGGGGATAGGTTCGAGAAGCTTTGGTCGGTGCATTCGATTGGCAACAAGAAGCTCGCATATGATCAGTGGTTGAAATTGAAATTGAGCGAGGCTGAAAACGATGAGCTTTGCCAATACTTGTCGAATCGCCAGAAAGACGATGTGTTGTGGGTGAATGGGAAGGTCCATCATTTGCGCACTGTACTATCTCAGCGGAAGTGGGAAGAAAACGACTACCAGCGGATCAAGCGCGATCACTGGTCATTGCGTGAGCCAATCGTAGACCAGCGCCCGGTGTGGGTGCAGCGTGGATTCAAAGACGAGGCGACGTACGAATCGGCGAGGGACGCAGCGGCACAACGTGCTCGAGCTGACTTGCGGCGTGACGGGTTGTTGCACTGATGAGCAACCCGCGTGCCGGCAACACCGCCTCAGTCCGCAATATGCGCATTCTCGCCGGCATACGTCGGAGGTGGCTGGCTGATCACTGTCTCACGTGCACGATCAGCGAG